TCAATTCGCTCTTTTTCTGCCTTAGCCTCTTCAGCACGTCGTTCTTTTTCTGCCTTCGCTTCTTCTATTTTCTTTTGCTTCTCAGCCTCTACCTTAGCTTCTTCTGCGTGTCGCTCCGCAATCATCTTCTGGGCTTCTTTAATGACGTCTGGATCCCTACGCCATTCTGCCAATAGGGTCTTTCTCTCTCTTTCTGCGCGTCGTGCTTCAGCTACTCGCTTAATTTCATCGATAAATGCGTCGATATCGTCATACCCCATCTCCTGAGCAACCGTATCGATATCTCGCTTACCAGTACGGCGTTTATAGTTAGACGGTAGATCTCCAGCCAACTCCTTTCCTAGGTGGTGTCGTAGGTCGTCTACATGCAGGCGTGGGATACTCCACGTCAATCCATGACTTCCGAGGATATTTGTGTCATTATGTTCTAAGAATAGTTTTGGATCTATATTCTCATATATAAACTCGTCTATAGCCTCTCTTAATTCCCTGGTCATTCTAGGCTTAGGGTTGGCTTCCATTTCGTTAATAGTTTCTTGAAGAGGGTGCTGGAATTTATCGCTATTGACATCTTGAGGATTGTTTGCTATAGTGGCATTAGAATCACCGGAGCTAAATCGCCTACTTGAGCGGTTCGCCGGTATTCTTTTTATATTGTTGAAGGCGTATACTAATTTACCCTTACTGTTTAGCCCAACATTTATAGTTACATCAAATTGTTGACCATCTATTTCTATGCGCGATGTCCTATATTCAAAACCGTCCTTTGCGAATGAATGAGCTTTCGTGTCCGCAGCTTCTGCATATTTCTTAGATACCTTAAGGATATCAGGCAACTCGCCAGCCATCTTGCCCTTAACCAATATGTCTTCAAAAGTCTGATGCGGATCGACATATTTTCGGATTGTATTCCTATTAATAGTACCAGTCCCGTCATTGCCAAAATTCAGTGGATAGTCATTACCTTTGAAGTTTTCATTTAAGTATTTACGAATTGTCGGAACAATCTGCTTACTAGGCACACCCTCAAGGATATTATTATTTACAACTACAATATTCCTACCATCACGAGTAGCCTCTATACTCATCGTCCTAACTCGGCCGTCGCCGCCAGGTACTTGTTGTTTGGTTCTGAACTTCCCCGTCTCCATTTGGGCATAGAATTGTTTAATGGCGTCTTGTTTACCAACAAGTCCCATAATAGCTTCAGTGATTCGGTCATATACTGCTAAGACTTTTCGAGGAATACCTAATCTAGCACCTAGACGTACTTTATCTTCACCGTTTAGTCTTCCGTTGTAGTAATCACTGAATCCGTCGGCTAGTTGTTCTTCTGCTAGTAGGTTTAGGTCATTTCCGTACTGATTGCCGTATTTGTTTATTAAATATTCATCTCCATAAGATTCACGGATAGAGTTTAATAGGTCTTGTTTGTTTTCTACACGTGTAAGTAATTTATGTCCTAATTCATGATTTAGAGTATCTTCTGTAAGCTTGTTTAGGTTGATTTGGTCAGTCTTTGGATCGTAGTAGCCTAATGCTTTCTTCTGCATTTCATTTTGCCACTCATTGAACACAAGGTTCTCATCGCCTGTTAGTTGCAGGTGGCGTGCTAGCAACTCTTTTGATTGTTGAATTTCCTGTATTTTAGCCTCTGCCTGACGCTTAAACCTCATATCTGGATTGTCTGTTGGGTTGAGATTATCGGTGTATTTGATCTGTTCTGGATCTAGCGCTACTATTTCATTACCACGTGCACCTTTGGTTGTGTGTGGAATGATAACGCCATCATATCCTGCATACCTTAAGGCAGATGAGAAGCTGCTTGCGTGAGAGGTTGTTGGATGTATAAAGCCACCAGAATCAGATAAAATATCTGGTGATATTCTTAAATGCTCAGCCAGAGATTCTTTACTGTTAAAATCGCCGAGATTCAGCGGATTTTTAATGTTAAGATGAGTTTTTATTACCCGATCTCCATAGTTTCTGGAGGTTCCTTCGTGATCTGAAAAATAAAAACCAGCCCCGTACATCCCAGGGTCAGTAGCACTTCCGATTTTTCTGCGATTAAACTCATCAAAGTCAGACTTTGTGCCATGGTATACAGTCTTCAGATTGCCATTTTCGTCTCGGATCTTAGAGTCCTTGAAGAACGTTTCTTGTTCTGGGCTTAATTTATACTTCAATCCGTTCTCATCTACTTCACCGATATGATCTCTGGCGTATATAGCCTGCTCTTGAGCTTTACGTAGGTTAATCATGGCTGGAGCATTTTCACTCATTCCTTGACCACGTAAGTATTCTTCACGTTGGCGTAAACGTGTTATGTGTTCGTTATACGCTCTGACCTGGGCTTCATGCTCTGGATTGAGCTTGTATTTCATTTCTGGGCTAGCTAAGTTCTGTACGTCTTTTGTAGCTTGTTCTATCAGATAGTTTTCTAGTATTCCTGTTGTTTGTTGGCGTGTGGCAACAGCATTTACATCACCGTGCTGAATATCTGACATATTCTGAGTAACGGCTTGTTTTAGTGCTGGGCTAGCGTTAGGTATAGTATTCTCTACTGCTGGGGCTACATTCACCGACTGGATTGGGTGTAATTGGTTGTTTTGGTTATTAGCTACATTTACTTCTGCCGCTTGCTTGAGTGAGGTGTCGTCCGACGATTGACGTGCTTGACGTTGAGCTATAGCCTCTTTTTCTAGTTTTCCAGTAGCTTCATTTTGATTCATTCGTGCAGTCATTGCACTTGATGGTTGATTACCAGTCTGTCGCATAGCACCAAAATTAGCCATTCCAGCTGGACCGCCAAGGACCGCACCCATAAGACCGCTCTTAAGGACGCCTTCTTCATATTTACGGTTAGGATCGTATGTATGCTTAGCAATTGCATTCTCTGCAAATTGTTGGGCGGCTTCTTCCGAACCTTCTGCTATAGCACCTGTTATAAACTTAGTCAGACCTTTTTTACCAATAGGCGATAAGACCTTGTCCAGCCCAAGCTTCTCTATTCCCGCCTGAACTGCCGCGTTACCATACGCATATGGTAACATCTCACGCGTACTCTTACCTTTAGCGTTTGCATTAGTAATAAAGTCCGCCGCATTTTCTACAAACTGACGTGCTACAGGTATAGTACCGCCAGTGGCTACACCTGTACCTATATCTTGAGCTAGTCTTTGAGCGCTTTGACCCGCCTCGTAAGCCGTTGCAACATCCGTGTCGTTCTTCTTAAATACGCCTAGGTCTCGATCGTATTGAGCGTTACGTTGCTTACCTTGTTCTACAATATATTTTCGTATTCTGTCATATGATTCATCACCAGTAATGCCATACATGGCGTCTGCGACAGCTAGAGATAGTTTATCGCCTGAATCACCAATTGTACGGCCAGCACCGTCAATAGCACCTTTAGTGAAGCTAACCACTGAACGTGTTGGTAAAGTAGCCAGTCCTGCCATCTGTGCAATATTGCTATCACGTCTAGCTTTGTCTTCTGATAAATAAGCTCTGTTCTCTGCGTCAATACGTATTTGGCGGTTCTTAGCAATTTCTGGCTCGCTAACACCCCTTGCTCGCATAATGTTGTCTAGTTTGTCGTTGCGTGCTGCCTGATCCGCCTTATATTTGTCACTCTCTTGTTTTGCTATATCTAGAGCGGTAGTTAAGTTGTTCTGATTTGGGGTAAATAGAGGATTTCTTCCCGGATTAGCAAAACTTGGAGATATCTGTGGCCTATTCAGTTGTTGAGGTTGTTGAATAGGTTGTGGTACTGGCTTTGGTTGTTGCTGTTGGACCTGAGGTTTAAGTACTTGAGTAGGGTTGTTTATAGCATTCTGGATTTGAATTTGCTTGTTTTCTTTATTTACCCAATCTTGTTGTCCTTGAGGGGTAAATACCTTAGGGGCGTCATTGATAGTCTTTTCTGGGATTATTGGCTTTGGCTGGTTATTTTGGTTTAGCTGTTGAGTTGCTTGATTAGCCTGTTGAAGGGGATTAGGATTTACTTTTTGCTGAGCTTGGCTGAATATATTAGTACCACCACCTAACCCAGGTGTATTCACACCAGATAGACCGTTTAGTCTGTTAATGTTAGGTTGCTGTACCTGCTGTAATGGCTGAGGGCGTGGTTGAACTGGCGCTTGAACTTGTTGCTCTTTACGTCGACGTTCATCATCGCTTACCCAACCCTTACCGCTGAAAAAGTTGCCTACTCTCTGGAAAAAGTCCATTATCTCTAATCCCCTCCTAATTTATTTACAGGTATTGATTCTGTCGTTTACGCTCGTCTTCTTGCTTTAGACGTGTGTTGTAGATGTTTAGTGTTGGGTCACTACCTGCTGCTTGCGGATCTGAAACACCAACTGCTGTATCACCTTCTACCTTGTAGCTGTCTAGGTCTTTTGCGTTGTACTGGACCTTATTGCCGCTGTATGTGTTTTGCTGACGTCCTAGGTTGTCAATTTCGCTTGATAGAGCGTTTGCGCGTCCAAGGTCTGCACGTGCGGCATTAGCGCCATTAGCGCCCTGTGCGGCAGCTTTCTGACTCTTCATCTGAGCTAATTGAGTTAATAGGTTCTGGCGTGTAGTTTGAGATGACTGACGTGCGGCGTTATCTTCGTTTGCTTTCCAGTCGTTAAGCTTTTTGTCTTCATCCGCGTAATCATTCTTAAACTGACCCCATGTGGTGTCGATTTGCTTTTGGTTCTGTGCGTAAGTCTGTCCTGCGCCTGTTCGTTGCTGGTTAGCTTGGTTCTGAACTGCGCGACCTGCTAATTGCATGTCTGAACCTACTGCACCCATACTTCCTAATGAACGCAATAGTCCTCGTAAGCCAACTGCTGAGCGATCGTTAATGTTATTGATGTTTGTACGTCGCTGTTGCTGATTTTGACGGGTCTGGTCGTTAAATTGACCTTCCGCCCTATTCCATGAACTCTTTAATTCGTTCTTTTTGGTATTGTACTGGTTGTTAATATTGCCTAAGCGTACACCTAATTGGTTATCTATACGTCCTAGTCCATGTTCTAGCTGACCAATACCTTGGTCGTATTCTGCCAACTGAGCAGCACTGGCACGATTACCACCGCCCATTCCGCCGCCACCGCCGCCTCTGCCTCCGCCGAGGTCGAGGTTGAGGTTCGCGCCACCCTGTTTTTGGCTATGTTGCCAGTTAGCATATGAATTCATCCACCACGGATTTACTGAACGGTTGAGGGATGATGCAGTGTAGCCATTAGACTTTTGTTCTCCGACAGTTTGACCTTTATTGTTAGTGCCGTTACCCATTAGGAAGTAGCCGTTAAGTCCACCGTCATCTCCAGTAACATTTAGTAGGGCTTGCGCTTCTGCTCGTTTGGTTGCTGACGGGTGATTGTTGGCGTGATATTGAAGGTACTGACGATATGATTCATTTCCTTGCATAAGAAAAACACTCCTTTTTGTAACTTGGAGTGTTATTGACAAATCTGATGATTTCAGTTATACTGTCGGCGTGAAAAAGACTAAATTTATTCTTGTCATTTTTGTTAGCATCGCAGTAGTCGTTGGCGCAGTTGCTGCCTATTTATTTGTTGCTCAACGTAATACAGAGATAACAAAGACAACTCCTGTCGTAGAATCGCCTTCGTTTCAAAATCCCAACAAATTATCTAATAGCAAAAAGATAGAACCGCCGACAGAGCTGTCAATATTGAACGCTGTCAATACTGAACGAGCCAAAGTCGGCGTTGCACCATTAAAACTGCACCCAAACTTATCTAAGACCGCTCAAATGAAAGCCGACGACATGATAGCTAGGAATTATCGCGGACACTACATGCCAGACACGAACCAACCGCTTACAGAAGAAATGAGGAGACTTCAAGTTGCCGCTTGCACAAACGCCAGCGAAAACTTGACTTGGAACGATAGCGGAACAGATACAAAGCAATCTATAGATTGGTGGCTTAGTTCACCGCCGCACAAAGCTGCCATGCTCGACCCCAAGTACACCTATACTGGTATTGGCGTCGGGGACGGCAAAGTCGTTGTACAGCATTTTTGTGTAGCACGCTAGAATAACGCTATATACAGAAGAAATATAGACACTGCAATAATGCCGATAAGGGACAGGACCATCCCATAGGTATATTGCATAAAATAGCGAATGGTAAATTCTATCCATTCCCCATTACCAGTTGCATCCTCCGCTAAGTATCCATACTTTTTGAGCTTATAAAATGTTTTTTCTGGTGCTGAATAGCTACATACAAGTGTATATATTACTGTAGCAATAACTAAAGTAAATGGAACAGTAACAAACTCCGTTGGAATACTACTTATACATTTTTGACCAAGCAAAATGAATGCCGGTATGGAAAAGGTACTAGCAGCCAACTGACGCAGAGCACTCCATGAAAACATCCTTATAGCAACATCGTTATCATCAACTCCATATGGCGATGTCAGCGTATATAGCCACATTATTTGTTTCCAGGTTATGACTGAATATACAGAAATAAATGCAGCGGTGCCATAGAAAAGCCACACGTGCCAATCACTCATACAACCACTCGCTTACTCCACCGTGATGTGAACATGCTCCTCTTCCAGTAGCATGTGATTGCCAACCGTCACGACAGATTGCTCCGACACGATAGTGTGATTGCTGTTGTACTGGTTGCGGTGCAGGTTTAGGTGTACGGACGATAACGTGGTTTACAGGTTGAGTTATAACCTCCACCTTATCTTCATACCCTGGCTTGCTTGGTTTACAAATCTTCTTACTACCAGCTACACCTTGTTGCTTTATCGTTTCAGTGTAGCCATATTGACCTGTTTCACCTTCGTACTGCGTTTCAAACGGTATTTCTTCCGTTCTACAGTCTGAATATGTTACAGGTTGTACTACTGGCGCTATAGTCTGCTGTGGCTGACTATTATTTGCAGCTCCAGCCATACCTGCTACTGCAGCTACGCCAATAACAGCACCAATAGTGCTTTTGATGATTTTGTCCTTAGATACCATTTTAGTAAAGCCTCCCATTTACTTACTAAAGTACCTATAGTATACACACAAATCCCAAATCTCTCAACAACACTCCAAATTGTAAAAATACTATTAAATTGGATAAGAGCTATCGTCTGTTGTCTGGTCACCAAGAGGGCCTAGTTCTTCGCTCCATACTGACTTGGGCGGCTTCGTATTTATCTCAAACGATCACCTCAGATTGCTACTTATACAACGCTGCGACGCACGCTTCCTTCTTTTTTGGATGACAACGCGCTCTCGTTTTTTAGAGTCACACTTCGTGCTTAATTGTAAGGTTATTATAGCACAATCTAGAGGTTAGGGCTATCAATTTTAGGTGTACTCTGGTTTTCAATGCGGCGCTGTATTTTTTCAGTATCTTCAGCTGCTGGAAAATCCTCTGGGTTCATACCTTGCTGATTGCGAATAGTCGTTCTAACTGCGTCATTATTATCATTATTATCATGAAGTATAGAGTCGTATGATGATATTCCGTAGTTTTCTATATTGGCTGCAGTCATCTCGTTTGCTAATGTTTTACCGGCTAGTACAACATTATGGGCTTTATTTGCCCAAGGCTTGCTTCCAGTGTTTAGTTTCCTTTTCATCTGCTTATTAGTTTTGCCGCCGAAGAAAGACTTATCGCCATCGCTTTTTATTATAGCTAACCCTCTTGGACTAATACCCGCCTCCATTATACTAGAAGATAGCCTCTTGTCTGATTCAGAAAATTCACGTCGGCGTGCAAGTCTATCCATATCTTGATGGTATTTCTCAGCAATTTCTTGTTTGCGCGTTTGTGTTGCAAAATAGTTCTGGGCTTCCGCAATCCTAGGTTTTTTGGTTGGATTACCGTTCTGAGCAATAACATAACATGCATATCGCGTTAGTTTAACGTCTTTTATACTCCTAGAGGTCGCGTTGTTGTATCCAAGCGATACCATTTTGAGGACTTCCTCAAAATGGTTTTCCACAGGCAGTCCAGCTTTTGTTACAGATATTTTAGACCTCTGTACAACATCGTTGAATGTTCTCCAGTTAGTATATCCAAGGGCTTCGCCAAGCTCCCTAGCATACCAGAACTCACCTTGCTCATCTTCATGCTTGATAGACTCAAAAATGCTATCACTTTGTTTGATTTTTAACTCACTTGTCATACCTTGATTATATCAAAAAGTAAAAAGCTGCCGGATAACTAAATCAAGCAGCTTAATTTCGATTCGGATTTTACTAATTATTTATATCCCTTTCGCCGTGAGTATTCGTGTATCTCTTCAGTTATTCTCTCTACGGCGTCATCATCGTCTGCAATGTTGGCTCGGATTAGCCTACGACGTAATTCGGTGAGTTTTTTGTCTTTTAGCTGGCGTAATATCTTGTTGAATGTGTCGTGGGCTAATCTGCGCTCGTGACGGGACTTAAGAGGGTCATTAAACACCTTATGTAATCTAGTTAGATCGCCCTCTCTCGTCCAGTCCATAATCTACTAAGCTCCAATCCAAGGATCAGTGACTTCAACCTCTGGGTCTTTGTCATCCCCTGATGGTACTGCTTCTTCAATGACTGCAATAACCTTCTGCATATTGTCGTCGTTTGTGTTGCCATAAAATTTCTTAGCAACCTCTAGGTGACTTAATCCGCTGTTGTATGCTTCGATGATATCTTCCTTAGATACGCTACGGCTTACGATTTCACCGCTAGTTGCAGTTTCTTTTGCGTTGGCGATAATCTTTTCAGCCTCTTTTTTAGCGTTGGCGATAATCTCTTCGGCTGTAAGCGCAGTTGTATTTTTCTCTGCCATTTTATCGTTTCCCTTCTTTGGTCGTAAGGGGCAGTGTTTAACCACCCCTTACTGTTATTAGATACTAGTCTTTAGCACCAGTCTTAACGTTGATAATCCACTTTGGATCAAGGATTGCTGACGCAAATGCCTCAGCCTTCCAACCAATGGTCATGAACTGGTTGAGTGGGTTAGATGTATCACCCTTGTCTGACTGCTTGATGATGATTTTCTTCAAGCCGCTACCAGCTAAGTCGACAACACCAAATGCCTCTTGACCGTGAATGAAGTTTGAGTAGACAGTCGTTGTACTTGCCTCATCCTTCTGGTTGCTTGATGCTTCGATAAAGCGGACTTTATGCAAGCGACCTAATTCACCCTTGTACAGTTCTGCACGGCCAGTGTACTTCTGAGCGTCAATCCAAGCTGAATCACCAGTAATGTTGTATGCAGTATCTGGACCAACCTTACCAATGAAGAATCCGTCTGCATATGGGATTGCGTTGTTTTTCTTCAATGTACGTACAGCCTTGCGGATTTCTGCTACCGTCAGGATATCGTCAGCAGTAATGCCGTTCAATGCAGTTTTCTTATTTGCAAACTGTACTGTCGCACCCTGGTGCAATACGTCACGGACCAATGCGTCGATTGTTTCACCTGCATTTTGACCCATAGTTTCAATCGTCTCTTTCATCTCGCGATCGATTGAAGTGTTGTACAGCATGCTTGAGATTTTAGTCCACTTACCGTAGCCACGTAGAGTAGCAACGACTTTGTTGCTTCGGATAGCTTCGTCTTGTGGGTTTTCACCTTCTGTCAATGGCGTTGTAGCCAAGCCAAATGGTGATCGTTTTGTAAAGGTAACTGTTGTACCAGAGTTTTTTCCTAGAGTTTTCTTTTTAGCACCTTCTAGGTGAATTGTGCGGGCTTCGCTTCGCTCCAAGAATTTTTCCTCCAGGTATTGGATCATCTCGGCAGAAAGCGTTGCGGTTGTGTTTGTTGCCATGTTATTAACCTTTCTTAAATATCATGTCCTTGTCGACGGAGATACTCTTCCTTCTCTTCTGTAGTAAGCTTGGCGAATGGTTTAACGATCCTAGTGCCGCCTCCACGGAAATCACCAGCGTCATTAATCACAGCGCGTTGCTTAGGTGCTTCACCGTCTTTGTGGAATGACTTATATAATTGATATACATCTGTCTTTGAGCCAATGACGTCGCCGTTTTGGTCGTAAACAAGTACACTTTGCAGATACCCGTTTACGGCGTTATCAAGATGTTCATCATACTGATCAGATTCTGGGTCAAACTCTGGGAAATCCCTGAGCGCCATATTTGCCTTATATGACAAATCACTTCTTGATGTTTCGACTTGGGCTTTATAAGCCGCTTCCTCCTGAGCTTGTTGCATATTATCTAGTCGCTGTTGCAACTGTAGGTTCTGCAATACCGCCTTAGCTTCAAATTCTGTGAAGAAGTCACTAGTCTCTGGGTTCTCCATCTCCATAATCTGATCTATTGTTGGCAATTGTTGCGGCTGTGGCTGTACAGGTTGAAATGTGCTTTCGTTCTGCGCGTCAAGCTCCAATTGCTGGCGATAAGCTCTAGTTTCGTTCCGTTTAGCAACTAATTCACGAATAGCTCGGTTATCCTCCTCTAAGTCGCGTTCTAGTTGTTCACGGCGCGCCTCTTTGCCCCGTTTCGGCTTCCTGTCTTCGTCTGACTCGTCATCAGAATCAGCGTCTTTGCTTTCTTCCTTAGACTTATCGACTTTGACGTGTACCACCTCGCCGCTATCT